GGTGGTCTGTGGGCAGGCTTTGAATTTTACAAAGACTACATGGATATGAAAGAACAAATACAAAGTTACGTTGCACCAGACTTATCAGAGTTTGACAAAAATCTTGCTGTTCTTCACGAAGATATGAAAATAGTCAAAGAAACTGTTGGAGTGTTTAAGGAAGAAATTCTTATTATTCGTGATGGTCTAACTGAACAGGTGGACTATATGCGTGATACCAAACACGATTTGCGTGAAGACTTGGTTCGTATGGAAAAAATACTGGACAAGGTTGAGAATGACATAGACAAAGTAGAAGATAATTCACAGGCATTGATGGACAGAACCAAGTCAGATGCTCGATCTATGATTGACGATGCTAACAATCGTTTCAATGACAAAGTATCTGGTATGGAAGGTTACGTCAAGAGAGAGTTGGGATATCTAGAAAAAAGTCTGAATGAAAAACTTACAAAAGCACTTGACAATCCTCTAGCAAACTAATATAATAAATACTGTAAAGGAAGAATACTAATGTCAGATTTAAACACCGAAGTAGCAATTCTTAAAAGAGAAGTTGCTGATATGAAACTCATATTCAATCGTCTTGATACTGCTATTGAGAGGATTACTGAGGTGTCTTCATCTGTCAATCGTATGTTGGCTGTGCATGAGGAAAAGATTGCAAATCAAGAAGAAGTAGCGACTCGTGCTAACCAAGAATTTACTACCGATATTAGAGAACTACACTCTCGTATTACTACTAACTACAAAGAAATCGCTGATATGATATCAAAATACCATAAAGAATATGTCGATGACCAACAAAAACTTAGGGATGACCTAAACAATAGGGTTGGTATTCTTGAAAAATGGAGATGGTTGATTATCGGTGGTTCTATTGTGATTGGATTTGCCCTACAAAAAATGCCTATTTGGGGTTGACAACTAACCCTCTTTGAGTTATAATTACATCATGTATATCGAACAAAAGTATCTAATGTTACTTTCATCACAATTGCAACGATTTAAAAAGACAGGAGATTTCCTGTATAATTTTCGTTGTCCTTATTGTGGTGATTCTCAAAAAAGTCAATCAAAAGCCCGTGGATTTGTGTTTCGTAAAGAATCGAATCTTATATATAAGTGTCATAACTGTGGTATAGGTGCATCGTTCAACAATATGTTGAAACACGTTGACCCTAAACTTCATAGTGACTATATAGTAGAACGATACAAACCGAGCGAACCAGATGTTCCAGACATTGGTAAGTTTACTCAACCGAAGTTTATGAAAGGGCCTTCTCCTCTAAAATCTCTGAAAAAGATATCATCCTTAAAACATGACCATCCAGTAAAGAGATTTGTAGACAAGAGAAAGATTCCAAGTACACTTCACTTTGAGTTATTCTTTGCCCCTAAGTTTTATGAATGGGTAAACAAGGTTGTACCGAATAAATTTTCCTCTCTCAAGGGGGATCATCCTAGATTGGTAATTCCATTCTTTGATGAGAATAACAAGATGTTTGCGTTTCAAGGGAGAGCGTTCGGCAATGAAATACCTAAGTACATTACCATCACTCTTGATCCAGACAAAGACAAAATCTACGGACTTAACCGACTCGACTCCACCAAACCAATACAAGTAACAGAAGGCCCCATTGACTCTATGTTTTTGGATAATTGTGTTGCTGTTGGTGGTGCAGACTTTAGTAGGTTACCAGTAGAGAATACGACTATTATATTTGATAATGAAAGACGCAATGTCGAAATATTGAAACAAATAGAAAAGACGATTGACTTGGGATATAATGTAGTGTTGTGGCCTGATGATTTAAAAGAAAAAGATATTAACGATATGATATTGTCTGGATTAACCAAAGAAGAAGTGCAGTCAATAATTAACAATAACTCCTATCAAGGCAATATGGCTAAGATAAGGTTCGTAACATGGAGAAAACGAAATGCCTGACAACTTTTTACCCACCTCATACCAAGAATTTATTCACCTTTCAAGATATTCACGTTGGTTACCAGAAGAAGGTCGCCGTGAAACTTGGGATGAAACCGTAGCACGTTATTTTGATTTTTTTACTGACCATGTAAAAGAAATGACTGGCTATGATATGGATTTTAAAACTAGGAATGAACTTGAGGTTGCAGTACTAAGTCAACGTGTTATGCCGTCTATGCGTTGTTTAATGACTGCTGGTGATGCATTGAAACGTGAGAATATTGCTGGTTACAACTGTTCGTATGTTGCAGTAGATCGTATTCAAGCATTTGATGAAATTCTTTATATTCTTATGAATGGTACAGGAGTAGGATTTTCTGTAGAACGTCAGTTTGTTTCTGAACTTCCTAGAGTTGCAGAGGAGTTCCATGCGTCTGATACTGTAATTACTGTTGCAGATAGTAAGATGGGTTGGGCAAAAGCATTTAAAGAACTGATGGGTATGTTATATATCGGTCAGATTCCACGTTGGGATTTATCTAAAGTACGTCCTGCCGGAGCTCCACTTAAAACATTTGGTGGTCGTGCATCTGGGCCTGCACCACTAGAAGCATTGTTTAATTTTACAGTCACTACAATAAAAGGTTCTGCTGGTCGTAAGTTGTCTTCACTGGAATGTCACGATATTGTTTGTAAGATTGCAGAGGTAGTTGTAGTAGGGGGTGTAAGACGAAGTGCGCTTATAAGTCTCTCAAACCTCTCTGATGACCGAATGAGACACGCAAAGTCGGGTCAGTGGTGGAATGACAATCCACAACGTGCATTGGCAAATAACTCTGCTTGTTATACAGAAAAACCAGATATGGGTATTTTTATGAGTGAGTGGAACGCTCTTTATGAATCAAAGTCGGGTGAACGTGGTATCTTCAATCGTGAGAGTGCAAACCGCATGGCAGAGATGTCTGGTCGTAGAGAGATTGAAGGACATGAGTTCGGCACGAATCCTTGTTCTGAGATAATTTTACGGAATAGAGAATTTTGTAATCTTTCAGAGTGCGTAGTAAGGCCAGGCGATACGAAGGAAACTCTATTGGAGAAGGTTCGTATTGCATCTATTCTTGGTACACTGCAATCCACATTGACCAACTTCAAGTATGTTTCATCTGCATGGAAAAAGAACTGTTCAGAAGAAAGACTACTTGGTGTGTCACTTACTGGTATCATGGATTGTCGTTTGACAAACGGTAAAGACAAAAATATTTCTGCACTACTAGAAGAACTGAAAGCAGAAGCAGTCAAGACAAACAAGGAGTGGGCAGAGAAGTTAGGTATTCCACAATCTGCTGCGATTACTTGCGTGAAACCATCTGGTACAGTATCACAGTTGGTAGATGCTGCATCTGGTATTCATGCAAGACACAATCCTTACTATATTCGTACTGTGCGTGGTGATAAGAAAGACCCACTTACACAGATGATGACAGATGAAGGTTTCCCTGTTGAAGATGATGTAATGAATCCTGCTAACACTGCTGTGTTCTCTTTTCCTATGAAGGTGGATAAGGGTGCAGTATTCAGAACAGATATGACTGCAATTGAACAGTTGGAGTTGTGGTTGACCTATCAGAAACATTGGTGTGAGCATAAGCCATCTGTTACTATCTCTGTTAAAGAAGATGAGTGGATGGAAGTTGGTGCATGGGTATACAAACATTTTGATTGGATGAGTGGTGTATCATTCCTACCATTTTCAGAACATACATACCAACAAGCACCTTATCAAGATACAGATAAAGAAGGGTATGAATTTTTGTTAGAGAAAATGCCTAAAGAGGTTGATTGGTCTAAACTATCTGAGTATGAAATGTCAGACATGACTATCGGTTCACAAGAATTAGCGTGTGCCGCTGGTTTCTGTGAAATCCAATAAAATGAAGTTGATTGTATGTGAATCATGTGACGCAGAGTTTCGCATAAAACACGATATGTCAGGAAGACTATATAAAGTAGAGTTCTGTCCATTTTGTGGGGATGAACTAAACGAAGAGCTAGAAGACGAGCTCGACTATGATGAGGAGTACGAAGATGAATAGTTGCGAGTCATGTGGTCACGAATGTCATTGTTCTGCTGGAGAATGTGGTCAGTGTGGATGCGATATTTGTGATTGTGGAAGAACGGAAAATAATGAAAACACAATCAGCGAAAGCAAAAGGTAGAAGATTTCAACAATGGGTTCGTGACCAACTGATTGAAAAACTTGAAGTGCATCCAGAGGATGTTGAATCTAGAAGTATGGGCGCTGGTGGGGAAGACCTCATCATGGCTCGTGCTGCTAGAGAAAAGTTTCCATACTCTATTGAATGTAAAAATCAAGAATCACTTAATGTGTGGAAGTCATACGAACAAGCAGAAAGTAATTCTGGTGATTACGAACCAATACTTTTTATTAAACGTAACAATCAGAAACCACTGGTAGTGGTTGATGCAGAATATTTTGTGAGGTTACATGAACGAGTGGATTGAACAGTATAAACAATATCATTTAGAAAATACAGATTATGGTAATGGTGGTTGTTTAAAATTTTATCTACAACATATAGTAGATTTAGTACAAGATTGGAACGCTGAAAGTCTTTTAGATTTTGGATGTGGTAAAGCAGAGGGATATCTAGAATACAATCACCATGAACATTGGGGAATACTGCCTTCCCTATATGATCCAGCAATTCCAGAATATCAAACTCTACCAGAAGGTACTTTTGATGGTGTGATTTCATTCGATGTAATGGAACATATTCCCAAAGAACAAATTCCAGAAACATTTGACCAGATATTTTCAAGAGCAGATAAATTTGTATTTCTTGGTATCGCAACAAGTCCAGCCGAAGCAGTATTACCAAATGGTGATAATGCACATTGTACTGTAGAACCTATTGGATGGTGGGAAGAGATGGTACATAAACACGCACCCAAAAAAGTATGCACACACATAAAAACTGCTGGACATTGTAATAACTATTCTATACTGAATGAAGATTTGTACATGGAATATTTTTTAAATAATTTAGAAATAAAGGAAAAAACATCTTGACATTACTACAAAATTGTAGTATAGTATATACATAATGATGATTAGGAGAGAGTTATGGGTAAGATGAAAAACTTTGCAATGGATGTTGAAGACTTTGTTAATGGATACTTCATGGATGAAGGTGTTCTTGACCACGAAGAAACCTTTGAGACTGTCCTTGAGGATGTTTTCAATTGGTTCAATATGTATAAGGGTATGGGTCAGATGGCCAAGACACACGCTGAACAGTATATGAATGAACAGTTTGGTTTCACAAAACAACAAGGACACCCTATCTATGGTTGATATTTACATCGCAATCGCAGTCGCTTATGGATTTGGTATCCTCACTTATTGGTGGGGTAAAAGATCAGCAGTTGAACCTGTTGCTGATCATATTCTTAATGTTTTAGAAGAACAGGGTTACATCAAAACTAAAACAGATGCTAATGGTGATAAAGAGTTGATTAAAATAAAATGAAAAAAGTAGATAAATTTGGATTGCAAATATTAGCCGGGTTTATGTTTGTTATATTTTTTATATCCATATCATACATGGCATTTGCAGAAGACTGTAAATATGTTCAAAAAATTACAATAGACGAAAATAATGTAATTCTCAATTCCGTTACAGAGTATGTTTGTGTTCAGTCAAAACCTGTGGTTATACTAGAACCTACTGTAACAGAAGTAACAAAAATTAAAAAACAACGTCCTGTAAGTTTTGCATACATTCGTAACAGAGCACTTGGATATTAGAGGAGAATATGGTTAAATTATTAATTGGAGCATTAATAGGATATTTGGTTTTTAAATATAACATCGGCCCAGAGGTGTTAAATTTTTTCGTAGATTCTGGTGCAGTAGATAAAACGATTGAATCGTTAGAAGGATTGAAATAATGAATAATCTAAATTATGTGACTATTGGAGTATTGGGAAGTGTTCTTGCACTTGGTGCCTGCACTGCAAACCCTGATGCAACAAAAATGTTGAATACCTCATCAATTGAATACAAACAGGAAAAAGTAGAAGCCGCAACTTCAACTGTTCCAGAATGGTTCAAGACACTACCAACTGATGAAAAAGCAATCTACAGTGTAGGTACTGCTCAATCACCAGATATGCAGTTGTCAGTTGACATGGCAACACTCAATGCAAAGTATACTCTTGCTGACCGTATCAATGGTAAGTTAGATGGTATGATGAAAACCTTTATGACACGACTTGGTACAGACGATGATGTATCTGCAACCACCATGTCAGAAGTTGAGAAGGTCACAAAGAACGTAATTGCATCTGTTGATGTTGCTGGTTACAATCCAAAAGAGATGGAAATCTATCCAACTGGAACACAGTATCGTGCGTTTGTCCTACTTGAGTATTCAGATGAAGAAGCTCGTAAAGTTATTATGAACCGTATGATGAAAGACCGTCTGGTATATGGTAAGATTCGTTCTACCAATGCGTGGAAAGAACTTCAAAAAGAAGTAGACGCATCAAAGACAGAAGATGAAGTTACTTCAATGTCAAACATTGAGACTGAAATCAATAAGGTTGTTACAGCTCAATGAGAAAAGATAGAGAAAAGTTAGGACTAACTGTTCAAGTTCGTGGAGATGACCTCAATGGTGCAATGCGAGTTTTAAAGAAACGTATGCAAAATGAAGGCATCTTCAACGAAATGCGAGAACGAGTTGGTCACCAAACTAGAAGTGAAAAACGCAGGCTTGCTCGTGCAGCAGGTCGGCGTAGGTGGTTAAAGAAAATTGATATGTTAAAAGAACAAGGTAAATGGGATCGTTAAAATTCCTCTTGACATTGCTACTAAATTGTGGTAGGATATATGAATGATGATAATTTAATTGGAGAGTAGTAGATGACTAAACGTATCAAAGCAAAAACATCTGTAAATGATGGATGGGTACAACCGAAACCTCGTAAGAGGCGTAAACCTATGACACCTGAGCAGAAGGTTGCTGCAGCAGAACGTCTTGCAAAAGCACGTGCTGCAAAGGGGCCTTCTAAGAATACATCTATTCACCATTCTTTGGTTGGTTTACCAGAAGAACATATGCTTCATCCAGATAAGGTTAAGAAATGGATTAAGACACAGAAGGAACTGGCTTCTATTGCCAGAAGTAACATTCGTAGGAAAATCAAGGGTGCAGAGGCAGAACTTGCAAACCACGAAGGTTATATTCGTATGTGTAATACATATTTAAGAAATGGTGATTGGTGTGACAATTGTTATGGTGAACATCAAGAAAAGAGGATCACATGGAAGACGATAGTTCCAAAGGGGTGAATAAAGGTAACGTAGTTAAAGGCCCTTGGAAAAGGGTTAAAGTTGTTTCCAAAAGTCAGACCCAAAAAATAACTGAGGATATGTTGTGGATAGATGAACTCTGTGAGTCTATTGTAATTCCTATGATCCATCGTCTTGCAGAAAATGGTGTGGATATTAAGAGAGATGAGTTTGTTAGAGAGATAGGATTTGTTAATGAAGCAATTAAAGCATCTGTGTGTAGGTCTTTAGAATATCCTCATCCAATGCAAGAAATGATTGATATGTTAATGATAACATCAACTGCTACAACAGAAGATATTTTTGCATCCTTTGATCACGAAATTTTAGAAGAAATGTTAAAAGAACTTTCATCAGATGATGAAGATGATGGCGATGGTGGAAAGACCGCATAATGTATACAGAAGATTTGATTTGGGAAATTGACTTTAGTGATTTTAACAAACTATGTCTAGAGGTTATTGATACTTCAGAGACAGGCAAGTATTCACTCATCAATGGAGTGAGTAGTTACAATACAAATAGAGAGTTTTTATTTCACCCAGTACTAAAAGATTTGCGAAAAGAAATACAACTAACAATCAACGAATATGTAAAACAGTTTGACGATTTAGAACCTACTATTATATCTGCAAGTTGGTTTAATGTTTTAGGTAAGGATGGTGTAGTTGAAAAACACAAACACGTTGATTCTTGGTCGAATACTAAAGGTAGCGTGGTAAGTGGTGCATACTATCCTCATGCAGAAGAAGGTAGTGCTTCTTTGATTTTTGATTTTCCTGACAAGAGAAAACTATCTATAAAAGATACACAGTATGATACCATCCCCTTTAGTGTTGAATCTAAGAGTGGTAATCTAATATTGTTCCCTAGTTGGTTGCCTCATTGGACAGAACCAAATGAAACAAGTGAACGAATTACTGTTAGTTTTAATTCAATTAGAAAAAGTGTTTACTTAGAAGAAAGAAAGTAATTTATTATGATTATCATGGATATGAATCAAATCACATTAGCCAGTCTGATGATGCATTTGAATATGACTAAAACTGATGAACCTGATGAGAGCATGGTAAGACATATGATTCTCAATTCGATTCGTATGTATCGTAGTCAGTTTAATAAAGATTATGGTGAGATTGTACTTACATATGACTCTAAACACTATTGGAGGCGTGACTTCTTTCCTAACTATAAAGCTGGTCGTAGGAAAGGTAGAGAAAAAGATAGTAAAGATTGGGATTTAATCTTTGGTGTTCTTAATAAGATTAAGGCAGAATTTAAAGAAAACCTACCATACAAGTATCTTGAAGTATATGGTGCAGAGGCAGATGATATTATCGCCACACTATGTAAAAATTTCTGTAACGATGATAAGATTATGATTGTATCTGGTGACAAAGACTTTATTCAGTTACAGAAATATTCTAACGTGCAACAATATTCACCTATTCTCAAGAAATATGTAAATGGACATGATCCAGTTACCTATATAAAAGAACACATACTCAAAGGTGATACTAGTGATGGAGTACCTAATGTTCTATCACCCGATAACACATTTGTCGATGGAATGAGACAAAGGCCTTTGGGAAAGAAAAAGATTGAAAATTGGTTAGATATAGATATTGATGATTTACAGGATGAAGTCAAAAGAAACTACCAGAGAAATGATACGCTTATCAACTTGGACAAGATTCCACTGGAACTTGAAACCCAAATTATGGCTGAGTTCGATGGTGCGCCTTGTGGCGACAGAAGTAAATTATTAAATTATTTTGTACAATCAAGATTGAAAAATCTTATGAATGATATTGGAGAATTTTAAATGCCTGAACAAACTTACACCCCTTTGTTTTCTGAAGTATTAGACAAAGTATCTAAAGCAAAAACTAAAGATAAGAAAATTGAAATCCTAAGAAAACACAAAACAGATTCACTCAAAATGTTATTGAAGGCTGCGTTTGATCCTAAAATCGTATGGTGTTTTCCAGAGGGTAATGTTCCTTATACACCTAATGATTCACCAGAAGGTACAAATCATACTGTCCTTGCACAAGAGGCAAAGAAACTCTGGCACTTTATTGAAGGTGCAGACAATCGCACCAAACAACATCAAAAAGAAAATATGTTCTTTCAGATGTTAGAAGGTCTACATGAGAATGAAGCAAAACTATTGATTGCCGCAAAGGATAAAAAGTTACATCAACACTATAAAGGTTTGTCTGCAAATGTAGTACGAGAAGCTTTCAATTGGGATGAGAACTATGTATTTGATGAATACCCATCTAGTGGTGGTTCAGCAAGTGGTAACTAGAGTTACACCTATTCAAAGGACTGTAATGAGTCATAGACGAAGACAACAATCTGTTTATGACGCAAAAAACGAGGTAAAACCAAAAGAAAAAAAAGTTGAAAAAACTTCAAAAAAAGTAAACAAAACACTTGACATTGCTCAAAAAATGTAGTATAGTATATAAGTAAGATGAGTTGAAACAAGAGGTTTAGAGATGACTATTAAAGTAATGAAAAAGTTTGAGACTATTGAAGAAGGTGTTCAGAATATGATTGCGGCTGCAATCTACGATTACGGTCAGTGGATGAAACCAGAAACAGAAGTTCGTGTCAAAATGAACGAAGAATTTGCAGAAGGTTGGGTTATTAAAAATGGCCCTAAGTATACAAAGATTCTTCAAAAAAATGGTGGTCAAGTTTGGGGTTTCGTTGTAAACACTGACAACGACAAAAAATTCAAAAAAGGTGACCTACTAAAAGCAGCAGGGTTCAATGCTCCTGCTCGTAATGCCGCTCGTGGTAATGTTCTTGAGGGTAACTTCCAAATCCGTTGGACTGGCCCTGAGTATCTTTAGATGACAGTTTGGTTCGGGTGGCTCCTCTCTCTCATCATCTTAAACGCCACCCGAATCACTTCTCTCAATGAGGTTTTG